AGAAACTAAAACAGGTTGCCAAGAAATCGCGAGGAAGCCGACCTGTTTTTTTGCTCAGTCACCCCTCTTCTAAAAGTGCGAAACAAGAACTTACGACTCAGCGAGAGAATCTGATGCCCAAGACATCCCCCCAGGTTCTTGCCGCCTTGCAAGTGGCACACGACGCAGAAGCCACCGCGAGCGAGAAGTGGCACAAGCAAGAGGGCGATCTGAAGGCAGGCCCGAAGAAGTTCAAGGGGCTCGGCCGGTGGTTCCATCGGCGACACCGCGAGTCGTACGAGCGCCAGCACGATCTCCGCCGGCACATGCAGGCCCTGGGCGGCAAGGTCGCCACCAACCTGGGCGACACGTCGTATTACACGGCCCGCGACCTCAAGAGCCCGGAGGACTTCCAGCGGCTCTTCTCGGACGCGGCTGATACCCTTTCCGGCCTCTACGACCGGCACACGGCCGTGACCGAGGCGGCGGAGAAGGCCGGCGACCACGACACGTGCCAGAAGTTCTTCGGAGTGCACCACGACCTCGCGTGCCAGGAACGCAAAGCCCGACGCAAGGCCACACTCGTAGCCGACATCGGACTGGGCGAGTTCTTGGCCAAGCACGTCTAACGGACGGGGCGCCGCCCCGTGCTGGTCTGTCGTGCCCCAAGAGATAGAGCATGAGATCAGTTATACATATGATAGTATATAATCTATTGATCATCTGATCTACTTTCTACTGCTCTCGCCAGGGGCGTGTTCGCAATCCTCGGCTCAAGGTGAGGCGAGGCCAACCCAGAAGCCCTGAAAGGGCTATACAACGGAGCACGGGGCAACGCCCCGTCATGACCTATGCCGCATGACGATGACACCAGCGCGATCAGCATCCTTAAGGAGCAGATCGGCAACGTGACCAGCCAACTTCAGGCCCTGACGTCCGAGCGCGACGAGTACCGCGATGCGCTCGACGAGATCTCGAAGGAACGCGACCGGCTCAAGGCCCAGGTCCAGGACCCCGGCGACGTCGCCAAGGAGAACGCCGCGCTCAAGCAGCAGATCCGGGACCGGACCGCCTACGACAAGTTCGCCGAGCTGGCGAAGCAGGCCGGCGCCAAGGAGGCTGCGACCAAGCACCTCTGGAAGCTCGCCGAGTACCAGGCGGACAAGGACGAGCCCGACGAGCACAAGCTCGCCGAGCTGCTCGACGGGCTCAAGGCCGAGGCCGATTACGCTTTCGAACCCGCCGAGACCGACCCCGCAGCGGCCAAAGCCGACGAGATCGCCAAGGCGCGGTCCGGGCTCGAGCTCAGGAGCACACCCGCACCCGCCGGCGGCGGCCGGTCAGCCCGCAACCAGGGCGGCGACGGCACGATCGTTACGGCCGAGATGCGGGCCGACCCGAAGTTCATGCTGAATCCGAAGAACAAAGAGTTGATTGCCGCGGCGGCCCGGGAAGGGCGATTCAGGTGACGTCAAGGCCGGGCCCCACGTGTCCCCCGGCTGGTGCGAGATGTAACGCCTGCACGTCGGCGAGCGGATCGTCACCGCTAGACCCGGTTAGAGTCCCGCCTGACTGACTCAATTGTAACCGGACGTTTCCTCGCTTCAACTGTTCTTTCTCAATTCGTCTGCCCGCGACTGGCTCGCCAGAAACGGGCTTTTTAAGGAGGCCCATTCGTGGCCAACAATTTTGCTGCGTTTTTCGAGACCCTGGTGGCCGGGGCCGACGAGTACAACAAGGCCAAAGTCGGCCGCACCGCGCTCCTGGACGCGGTCTACAAGGACATCAAGCCGGAGGCCGCCCGCATCGGCAAGACGGTTGACGTCTACTTCCCGGACGTGGGCCCGCTCCAGGCCATCAACAACGGCCAGCTCGCCGCGACTTCGGTCAACCCGAACTATATCCCCCTGGTATTCCAGACCCGGGCAGGTGCCGCGCTGCAGTTCCAGGACTTCGAGCAGTGGCAGACCGCCGTCGACCTGGCCCAGAAGTTCTTCGACCCCCTCTACAAGCGGGCCAAGGAATATCTGAACGGCCAGATCGCGGCCCTGATCACCCCGACCAACTTCAACTCGAACGCCCCGATCATCGGGACGGTGCAGGGCGAAGTGCAGGTCACGGACCAGCTCAACGCATGGGCGACGCTCGCTGACCAGAAAGTCCCCCTCGAAGACTCTCAGAAGCTCAAGCTGATGGTGCACAACCGCGTGTATCAGAACATGCTGGGTGACTCGAAGTGGGTGCAGGAAAGCTTGGTTTCGGCCGCGATCGCCAAGGAGGCCCGCGAGAACGCGGCGCTGGCGAATGCGTTCAACTTCGTGCCCGTGTGGGATCAACAGATGCCGACGGCAAGCGGCATGATCATTTACGGCCAGGTCACCGTGACAGGCGGCTCGGCGACTGTGACCGGGTTGAATACCGTGTTCACCCAGCAGCTCACGGCGGGCAGCTCCTACCTTGTCTTCGGCAACGACTCAACGAAGACTCAGTACAAGGTTTCGGCCATCGCGACCGACACCAGCCTGACCCTTTCGTCCACGTTTAGCACTAGCGTTCTGGCTAGCGGAGCCACCGCAACCACGTCGGCCCGGCTGATCACTAACCTGGCCGGCACGGTGGCTTGCTCGACCAGCTCGGCGACGGTCACGGGCACAAACACCAATTTCACATCGGCGCTGATCGGCCAGTGGCTCGTGTTCTCTTCGGACGCGACCCTGACCCCTTACCAGGTCCTGAGCGTCTCCAGCACGACAAGCCTGACCCTGGTAACGGCGGTCGTCGCGGCGGCGAACGGCTCCGGCCAGACGGCGACCGTGCAGAGCTACACCAACCTGGCCCTGCACGAGTACGCCATCGCCCTGGCGCTCCGGCCCATCGCCACTCCCGACGAGGCGCGCAACGTCGTCGACGTGTCCTACATCGACCTGATGGGGATCCCCCTTCGCGTGATGGTCAGCTACGTCCACATCTATCAGGCCCTCTTCGTGACGGTGGACTTCGGCTACGCCCTGGGCGTCATCCGTCCCGACTTCGGCGTGATTATCCAATGCTGACGGGCGGGGGGAAGCCCGCTTGCGGGGTCGGCCCCGTGCTGGTCTGTCGTGCCCCTGACAGAGCAGTAGAGACAAGAGAGTTGAGCAGTTGAGAAGAGAATTTCACCTACTCTCCTGATCTCATCTCACCTGTTCTCGCAAGGGGCGTGTGAGTGCCAGGGGTCAGCGTTTGATCCTGGCCTTTGAAGAGGCCCTGAAAGGGCCAAACAACTTAGCACGGGGCAACGCCCCGTCCGGAGAGCGGGCAACGCCCCGTTTCTTACCATGATCCTTTCCGCAGCAGGCGCCGAGCTCAGCTACACGCAGGGCTTTGTACCCGTCGGCGTTGGCAACGCCTGGGCAGCCAAGCCCGGCGGCGTGGGGGCAGTGAATAGCAGCCTGACCGACGCAACCAACCTGACCATCGACTGGTCGACGGGGACTTACTTCCCGATCACGATGACCACGAACACGACGTTCACGTTCATCAACGCGACGATCGGCCAGCGTATCAAGCTCATCCTCACGCAGAACGGTACGGGCTCGAACACCGGCACGTTCTCCCAGGCAATCTTCTCGGGTGGCTCGAAGACGCTCAGTACCACGGCGAACGCGGTCGATACCGTCGAAGTCGAGTACACGGGCAGCCTGTATCTCGCCAACCTCCTCAAGGCTTACGCCTGATCTTCCCTCTCGGCGCCGGGACCTCCAACCGGCGCTGTCTTCAATTCTGTCATCGCTCTTTCAGGGCTGTGCCACTCCCGGCGTTCCGCTTACTCACATGCCCCGTAGGGGCAATACATACCTGCACAGGGCAACACCCTGTCCTTTCTGTCCGGGGACATCATGGCAACCAATCTCAAAGACACAACCCGGGCCACGATGATGGGCGCGATTCCCACCAGTTGCGGCGCCTCCAGCCATCTGATGATCTATTCGGGCACGGCGCCGTCGAAGACCGCGGCTCCCACCGGCACGTCGGCTATCACCGGCGGAATCCCGCTCAATAGCACGATGGGCACGGTCTCGGTCGGGACGCTCACGCTCAGCGGTACTCCTCTATCAGCGACGGCCACGGCGTCGATCACGCCAGGCTATTACCGCGTGATCGACGGTTCGACCGACGACGGCACCCACACCCAGATTCAGGGCAGTTGCGGCGTCGGCACGGGCGACATCAACTTTTCGAGCACGATTTCGAGCGGCGGGACCATCACGATTTCGAGCCTGACCTGGACGGAAGGAAATGCGTGATGCCCCATCCTTGCGATCTCTGCTCAGCAATCATTTTCTTCGCTCGATCCTTACCTACCATCTGCTGGAGACGATAAGTCTGATGCCAGTCACCTGATGCCGCCCATCGGACTGCATCCTGGTGAATCTGCTCGGTCGTAAATCCGGCATCGGCTGCCATGCTCTTCCTCCCGAGGTATTATCCCATGTCAGATTCCGCAGTCAATCTCGGCACCCTGAAGTGCGTCGGTACGGCCTCGTGCATCGGCGGCAAGCACCCCGACCCGCCGCTGGACGCGTTTCCCCTCCTGGCCTGGATGGTCAGCCATCCCAGGCACGGCAGCAAGGTCTTCACCGAGGACGGGGCAGCCTCGGTCGAGGCCATCGCACTCGATGCGGCCACGACGCCCAGCTACGAGGCTCTCGCGGCCAAGCACGGTACCACGGCGGAACACGTCCGGCAGGCGATCGAGTATGCAGTCGCGGCACACTTTTTAGGAGAGTGATTCAATGATTGTCTACGTCGTCGAATCGCTCGAAGATCACGCCCCGGGCTCGATCCTGGGAGCATTCGCCACGCGCGAGGGTGCCATTGCTTTCATTCGGGAGCGTTGTGCCCATGCCACGAATCGCGGTGATGACTTCTGGGACGACGGTGAGAATGCGTTTGAGATCCACGCCTTGGAAGTGCACCAATGAGCTGGTCTCACGTCCAGCAAGGCGGCGCGCAAAACACGACCGGCGGCGGTACCGCCACCACCATTTCCGCGACGTTTTCAGGAGCCGTCACGGCCGGTGATTTGATCGTAGTCGGAGTCGCGAACGCACTCGCGGGGTCGATCACAGTCGCGGACAACAAAAACAGCGGCAACTACACGCAAGTACCAGGCACCACGGGATCAAATGCCGAAGCATGTATATTTTACCTCGTCGCCACGATCGGCGGAGCCGCCGGAACGTTCACAGTCACGGCAACCTCGGCCTCGGGCGGCTACCCGTCAATCTCGATCGATGAGTTCTCGTTCACCGGCGGCGGAAC